GGTAACTTAGATAATGCGCCAAGGGCTGTGATAGTTGCGGTCGTGGTATATCCAAGGCTTCCGGCTTGGTTAACAGCAATAGTAAAATCTGATATTAAACCGCCGAAGATAGGAACATAATCTCCACCTGAATCGGTTACTTGAACTGAAAGGCTAGTTCCTACTGTAAAGTCATAAGAACTGTTATCAAAGTTGATTAACTGCAACTGGCAATAACCCGCTACTGGCTGTTGGTTGATATCAGTACGCCCAGAAGTTACCGTTAGATTGGCAATAGTAACATCGGTTACTTCGTAGCCATCTACCTGAATTTTATAGGCTGGAGTCCAGGCGGTCATGCGTAGATTAAGCCCCCGCCTAGGGTTCCTCGAGCTGAGGAGTCATTAAGAATAGTTACAATTTGGCGAGCGGTTGATTCGCTATCGATTGCGCCATTAACGGTAATATTTGTAGTTCCCGCACTTGCTGCAATATAGCGTGGGAGTGTAGGAGTCTGTAATGGCATTGATGGGGCTATTGGAGCCGATGGCGATACTGCGCCAGTCTCCAAAGAAGCACCAGAGATAAAGTTCTTTACCGCTGAACCAGCGTTTTTAATAGCATCGATAAGGTCTTTAATCTTGCTCACTTTATCTACAAAGTCTGCAAAGAGATCGATGATTCCAGCAATAGTCTTGCCAAGAGCCTTAAATGCTAAACCGAGGGTTTCACCAATAATAGGCGCTAGATAATCCTTGGCAAAATTATAGATTGACTTCATGAAGCCATAGAAAGGCTTAAGTTCGTCATTATTACGAGCCAAGGCTTCGCTGACTGAACCGAACGCTGAACGAAGTCCATTAATGATTGGCTGAATTACTTTCATGACTGGCTGAAGCTTCTCGCCCAAGTTTGAAGTAAAGTCTTGAATTGCAGGGATTACATTCTTAACAAGAATCTCGACCATAGGAGTTATGGCATCGAGGATATAAGCACCTACTGTTTCCTTGCCTTCATCAAAGGCGATTGTAAGGCGGTTTAACTTGCCTTGGAATGTGTCTGCTTTAGTTGATGCCTGGTTCTCGAAAGTATCTGCAAGCTTGGCTGTTATCTGATCCATGCTCATGGTCTTCAGCTGAGCGGATGTAAGTCCAATGCCTAACTTAGAGAGCGCGGCTGTATTGCCTTCGGCTGCTTTAGCCATTGCATTAGTAACGGCCTCGAGAGACTTGCCTGAGCCTGCTGCAACATCGATGGCTACAGTCTGAAGCTTCTGAGCCTTCTCGACATCTCCAGTAGCCCTTGCAAGGCGTTCTAGGGATGGTCTGAGGTCATCATCAGTAACGCCAAAGGCTAAGGATGTCTTAGTTATATAATCTTCTGTGGCTGCTATTTGCTTATCTGTAGCCCCTGTAACATTCTTAAGAGTAAGAGCCAATTTCTCTTGAGCGGCTGCATCGGCAATGGCTGATTTAACGCCATCGATGGCCAACTTGCCTGCATAGGCAACTGCTGCTGCGCCTGCTGCTGCAAAGGCTAATCCGGCTTTCTTGCCAAACTCTCCAACCTTATCCCCGAAGGTGGCAACATCTTTATCTGCCTTGTCAAGGCCTTTAGTGAAGTTATCGACATCGGCCAGTAGCTTGAGCGTTAATGCTCTTGTACCTGTTGCCATTATGTCCACTCCTTCAAAATCTTATCGAATGATTCTGTCCATCTAGCCACGATCTGCGGTTGAATCTTGCGAAGCGTTGGATAGATAAACCATCCCTTAGAGCCTCGACCTTCACGGCCTGACCAAACAGGGAACTGCTTATACTTGTTAGAACCGAATTCTGAACCACCCCAGATTGTCTTGGTAGTTGCACCACCGGAGAACTTCTGAGAAGCGAATCCGTAAGTAATCTCGCCAATACGGCTTGACTTCTTAACCCTAGAACCTTGAGCAATTCGACCAGCGACCTTGTTACTCTGAAGGGAATTAGCCTTTTGGATAACTTCATCTCGAGCGAATTCGGCCAGAGCGCCGGACTGGCGCTTGGCCTCTTCGTTGGCTTCTTCACCCATATTCTTTAAGGCCTTAAATACCATGCGGAGTTCTGTCTTATCGAAGGCAACTAATTCATCTGCCACGATTACGCTCCTCTAGTATTTCAACTGCTGTAAGAATATCCTCGGCACTTTGCCAATGATCCATAGGAATCTGTGTAGCTAGTGCCAGTTCAACTAAGAGTCGGCTTACGCTTCCTCTTGGATGACTTTTGGGTCTTCCCCACCTACTTCAACATCGTCTACGGATTCCATCCATACATCGAGTGTCTTAGTCGGCTTACCGCCTGCCTCACGCTTCATGGCGCTGTGTGCAACATAAAGAATGTCCCACATACCCCCGAACTGAGAGATGACCTTTTTAGTTGCCATCTCCCATCGGGCGTAATCTGGCGGGCGAACCATGTAACTGGTTTCGGTTCCGTCTATGTATTTAATTGTTATTTGCTGTTGCATTGCTTGCTCCCGTTTCTACTTTTTAGGAGAATGTCTCTGTGACAATTCCCTGCTTGACCTTGAAAGTAAAGTCTACAGTCTGAGCATCTGTTCCAGCGCCACCGGCTGTTGGGAATTCTGGGAAGATGTCGAATACGAACTGAGCGCCTGTTGCAGCTGTAAAGGTGATAGCAATAGTTGTATCTGGTGTCTCTGCCGCTGTCCATAATGCTTCGCATACTGAAGAAGTCTTGCCCCAGTCTGCAAGCATTGAAAGAGCGAAAGTACCTTCAACATTAACGGTCTTTACCGCTTCGCCATCGAGAGTCTGGTAGACCTCGCGTACATTTGTCTTTGTTAGAACTGCTGAAGTCGCTTGAGCGTCAATATCTGTTCCACCTGTGAAAGATAGAGAAACATCGCGACCTGTGATTACTGTGGTTGCCATTATTTATCCTTAGTTTGTTTGTGTGTAGTAGGTAGAAACTCTGATATCTGCGACCAAGCAATTAGAAGGCCCGACCTGAGTAACTGTTGGTTTTTCAACCGCTCCGATTGTGTACCCTGCTGGGATCACCTTCAGAACACTTATGACAAGCTGCTCGAGATTGTCGAGCGAAGCCGGGTTGCTGTTATATGCAACGGCTACTGAGATTACGAGATTAATCTTTGTGTGAAGCGTGGTCTTGCCGATTGTCTCTAATTCCAGATAAGGCGAATCTGGAACTGTAACCACGAAAGGCACCATAGGCGCTTCTGGGACATAGGCATAAACATTGCCTGCAACATTGGCGAAGGCATCTGCTAATGGCTGGCGTACTGTGTCAAGGATTGTTGAAGCAGGCATTTATTGCACCATTGAATCGGTGTCGATGTATGCCCCTAATAGTCCTGAAACACGATTAAAGAGACTGCGCCCTAAGCGGTAAGGGCTAACATTAGTAAAGTCAACGCCTTCGATTTGTCCACCTGGAGCGATGCGAGATTGGAATACCTCGACTGATACGGCTAGGACTGCTGATTCGACTGCGCTAACTCCAACATAAGTTGAAGCGCCTGAAAGAGTAGCCAAGCCTGAAGGGATAACCTGCTTTGGAGCAATATCTGCATTAGTGATTGCTACGGTAAAGAGATCATCATAAGAATCTGAGATTGTGAAAGTTCCGTTAAATGGGGAGCCACATCCTGTGATGACTACGCTCTGACCCGCTGAGAAATCGTTCTGTCCGACTGTTCTGTAGATAGCCACATTGGCTTCTAGTTCTACTTCATCGATGGCATTGGCATACTTGACAAGCATAGGCAAAATAACTGCCTCAGCTGTATCAATGACATCTGTTAAATAAGCATCGCTATAAAGGGATGTAGAGACACCAAGAATAGATCTCAGTTCTGCAACTGTAACGATTGAAGCCATCTCTACATCCTCTCTATTAAACGACTGGGGGAGCCACCGGGAGCAGCAGCCCCCCCATGATTAGTTTTGGTTATGCAACCATCCAGCGGTAAGCACCTGCGCCAAGCTTTGTCGCAACTGCGCCATAGCCGTAGTAACCAACCTGAACCTGACCTGTTGAGATGAGGTTTGACTGGAGTGAGAGGCGTGGGCTCTCGTACCATGTGTAAGCATCTGGGTTAACAACAATCATTGTGTTGTCGCCAACGCCTGAACCTGTTGTCATGTTGCGGTCAACGCGAAGGTTGAGTCCGAGAAGGTTTCCGCGAACACCAGTAGCTGTTAGATCGCCGCCTGCGTTCTGTGGGTTGATTGTCTGCTGGAAGACTGGGCGGTTTGAACCGTCAACGAGTCCCATCAATGCGCCCCATTGTTCTGGAGATACGATGATGTTTTGAGCAAAACCAAGTGTTCCCTTGTAAATAGAAACTGCCGCATCTGAGACGAAGTCTGCGATGTTTGCAGCTGAGACTGTGCGGTTTCCGCCGTCTGTTCCGCCTGCTACAAGTGCTGCAAGAACTGCTGCATCTGTTGCCTTAGCGTATGCAAACTCCATCTGACGAACGAGTTCTGCAAAGAACGCTGGTGAGCTGCGATCTAGAAGCTCTAGACTGAAGGTCTGCTGGCCAATGTACTTGGATACTGACACGCTGACGAACTCAGAATTTTGGTCTGTTTCAGATGGTGTTCCACCTTCAGATGCTGCTGCAACTGTTGGAGCAACTGTGATCTTAGGAATTTCGAATGTCATGCCTGCATCAGGTAGAGCACCGCGAGAGATTGAGTCAATCGCTGGGCGGTCTGCGTTTGAGATGCCGTTGATAACTTCGGTAA